CGCATTAAACAAAGTTACAACCGCGACAAACTCAACGGCGGTCGGATATCAGGCATTACAAAACTTAACATCAGGCGCAAACAATGTTGCCGTGGGATCGACGGCATTGAGAGTTGTCGTGACCGGATTCGACAACATGGCATTAGGAACGGGAGCGATGGGAGCATCGACAGGAGGATTCAGAACGGTTGCAATTGGCTCGAGAGCCGGTCAGAACAATATTTCAGGTGGAGATAATGTTTTTATCGGATATGAGGCCGGGCAAAATGAAACAGGATCAAATATGTTGTATGTTGCAGTATCAAACACAACAACTCCTTTAATTTATGGCGAATTTGATAATAGTGTTATAAAAATCAATGGAATATTAGGGACACCAAAAGAAGATTTAACAATAGGGGCAGCAGCGACAGCAATAGCGGTCACTTCAAACGTAATGACAATCACAGGCGACGGCGGTGCAAATACTATCGCAACAATCACGGGTGGAGTTGATGGGCAATTGCTGACAATGATTTTTGTTGATGGTTTAGTCACAATCACAGATACGGCAGCAACGACGGCTGACACAGTTAATTTATCAGCCTCTTTTACATCAGCAGCAAATACAACCATTCAACTTGTTTTTGATGACAACAAATGGTTTGAAGTTTCCAGATCTGTTAATTAGGGATAATAATGTCAGACTTAATAAATTATAATACCGCAAAAATCACAATCCCGACATTTGATTCGGTTTTAGGCGTTTCGGTTGGCACAGGGCAGCGAGTAGAAATTGAATCGACTGGATCTGTTTATGTCATATTGAGAAATGCTACAGGATCAGAACTATTAAAAGAAATTGACGAAAAAGATTTGCTAGAAACCGGACTTGCAAATGCGACGAGGGAATATGTTGACGACGAAGTTCACCCTATTGGAAACTTATTAGGATCGGGCGTTGTATCAGGTGGTTATATTACCACATCATTTGGTGGGACGACTTATGATATTGCTGCCGGAACAGGATATATAGTTGATAATTATACAGACCCTACGACGCCAGTAATAACAAAAGTTTCATGGGCTGCAAAGACTGGTTTAACTCCTACAGGATTAGGCACATTAAATACACAGTTCATCACTCTTGACGTTAATGGAGATTTGATTGAAAAAGCGGATTTGCCAACGGAAGTGCAAATGAGGGATATTATTTATCTTGGAAAGCTACTTATGAATCTAACTGCTGCGACGACAGTTTTCGGTTTAACTTTCCCTAGAATGAGTTATGCAATCAAAAGTCAGTTAGATGATTTAATTGCATCAATTGGAATTGTAACATTACAAGGAAACGTATTTTCAGCAAATGGCGCCAATCTCAGTTTAAATCGTTCAGAAGGAATCACTCAAAGAGTCGGTGCAAATTATCCTAATCAGTCAGCCGGTGACACTAACGGATATAAGAATCCATCTATTATAACAAACGCTGCTGATATAGAGGTGACATTTAGACTCGGCTATAGAACAGCGGTTCCGGGAATATTTATAAATGATGGTGACACTATAGTTTTAAATCCGACAAAATGGGACGATGGATCAGGGACATTAGCAACGGTTCCAAGTGGTAAATTTACAGCTTTACAAGTTTATTTCTTTACTGCCGGAACAACTTTTATTACTTATGGTCAAAAGTTATACGACACATTCAATCAAGCCTTAGACGGCTCAAAGACAGAAGATCCGACGGTAGAAGAACAATTCACGACCGATGCAGCACGACGAGCAATAATTATTATTAAAGAGTCGGCTACGAGTTTACTTGATAAAATACATACAAATATCTCAGCTTGCTCGAAGTTTGGGGAAATACTAACAGCGTCAGGAAGATTAACAGTTGACTTTAAGAGTGCAGCTTTAGCAACTCAAGCGGCAGACACTTATTACAGTTTTGGTTTTTATGATGCGCCGGATGATGATTGCAATGTTGATCAAGCATCACCGACTCAAGTATTTGGAACCGCAAACATTTCTTATGGCGCACACGCTTTTGTTGTTGCTGCTTCTGCCGGCACAGCTTCGGGGGGAACCGGATCGGTAGAGATTGAAATTTCTGGATCAAGCATTGATCCATTCACAGGAGTTAGGACAGGCTCAGATACAGAAATTCTAGTCGCAGATATTACTGCAATGGCAACTGACGAATATATTCAAACAACCAAAAAATGGGTTGGGCAAATAACTTTCACGCTTCAAAATGCATCGGGTTCGAGTCAAACGACATTTGCAGCAGATTTTAATTATGGGTTTTCTGATTATGAAGATTGGGGGATGAGAGATTTTGACATAACAGACTTTGAAATGAGAGGATTAGCCGGAAAAAATGATACTGGTTTTGATATCGAGTTATTGCATCATAGGCCGACAGGTTGGACTTATGCCGCGACTGGTTTCATACCGGGTGATGGAAAAATATGTCAATTAACAACCGATTATGGGGTTGATTCTGATTTGAAAATACGAGAAAATTTTGCATACAAGAGAGGAGAACTTGACACTCCGGTTCTTGGAACTGCCGGCGAGGGTGTGATTGTTAGGGTAACAACTAGCGCGGTCGGTTCTATAGACAATGGACAACTACATATCGGAGCATTAATAATATAAAAACATGGCTATTAAATTAAAATCAGGAAAGACATTTACTCCGGATATTGCGAATCAATACGGAATAGATTTAACAAATTCAGATTATGAAGGTCGAATCGAATCGGTTCAATATGATGTGACCGAAAAGACTTGTCTTTTTAGCATGAATATTTATTGCAATCATGTCGAGCATCAGGATTCAGCGTCAATCATTCAAAGATTTAACTTTAATTTCTATGATGAATCTTTTGATACTAGCATAGGTTCGGACGGGATTACAATATCAGAAGCGCAAATACTAGCGCTTGAGTCTATGACAGATTGGGAAAACAAATGAGCAGTAAAAATACTAAGAAACCTAACAGCAAGCCGATTGTATCTGAAAAGGATATTATCATCGCTAACAATAATTTTTATATTAAAAAGCTTGAACAAAATTTAGCTAATCAGGCAATCACAATAACACGATTAGAAACAAATATCGATATTTTAAAAGGTCAGAAATAGAATGGCAAAAATACCTCGTTCAGTCAATTATGATTCGGCTCCGATATCAATACCGACATTTGCTTCAACATTGGGAATCAGCATCAGTTCAGGGCAAAGAATTCATATTGTTGCAACGGGCGAAATATATGCAGTATTGAGAAACGCTGCCGGATCGGAATTGTTTAGTGCAATTGTTGAAAAGGATTTATTGTCGTCGGCGGCTGCTTTAGGTGGCGGCGGAGGTGGCACAGATGCAAACGCGGTTCATGTGAATGAAGCAAACGAGATTTCAGGAATAGCAGAAAAAACGGCAACGGTTGACGATGATATTATTATCATTGAAGATTCGGAAAATAGTTTTATTAAAAAGAAAGTTAAAAAAAGCAATTTTGCCGGCAGTGTCGGCCCTGAAAATACGATCGTGAATGTTAATTCAAATACAACAATCACAAACGAAAGTCAAGTGGTAATCACAGACACAAGCGGCGGTGCAAAGGCTCACAACTTACCGGCAACGCATACTGCCGGAGTTCTTATTGTTTGCATAGGTGACGCAACTAGCGAAACAAATAATATCACAATTAACGGAAACGGAAACACAATAAATCTAGCTTCTAGTTATGTCATAACAGAAGAAAACGCGGCGAAAGCTTTTTTATCAGACGGGACTAATTGGCATATATTCAGCGGTTATGAGAACATTTTTTATATTGAAGATGGTGTCGTCAAGACTAGAAACGATATAACTATAAACGCGAATACTCTTGCCGGAGTATCAGGGGCTTCATTCACAAAGGACGATACAGAGGTCGATGTTACAGCTCCCAACGACACTATTTCAGCTAATGTCGAACATATTTCGGATTATTGGATTAATGTTGGTACTGACCCCTATTCACAATGGGACTTGAATGCTTATATTGATTCGACTGATGCGGGTATGATAGGCGCACATGATTTTGTTTGGTGCGCTCGCATTAGAATACTATCTGGATTATCTGACCATCAAGTTATATTTTCAGATAGGAACGCTTCAAACGGTTCTCAATTACTGTTTGTATATACTACTGATTCATTATTACTAAGTTCTACTAATCACGCTGACGTTTCATTTGATGTATCTAGTTTGTTAGACGTTGACATAGATGTTGTTCTTATCAATGACCATACAGGTGATGGCGAAGCAACCATTTGGGTTAATGGAGTACAAGGGACAACTAACACAACTACAGGCATCCCTGCAATATCTACTAGATTCAGAATAGGCGCCGATGCTGATAATGCTACTAGACGTTTCTCTGGTAGAATACAATACTTAACAACTTATAACTCTGCTACATTAACCAATAGTCCTTCTGATTGGGTTCCTAGTGACCCCACATCATTAACAGGCATTACAAAGACAATGTTTTCAATTAATGGTACTGGTCAAGATAATGCAGAGGGATTCACATTTTCTAATACAGTTGGCGCACCTTCTATAGTCGGAGGTTTTGCTAGTACTGATAACTTTATACCTTTCGATTTTTCATTGGCATCGGCAACTCAATTAGCGTCAGGTACTTTAAATGTAAAAGACGATTCTGGAATTGAAGTAAACCCGTTAAACTATAATATAATGTGGTCGTCAGATGGTGGCACAACGTATTCAATAGTCTATGTAAAATCAGTTTTTATATTACTTGGTTTATTGACTTCTAGTGATGATTATAGATTCGCAATTCAGCCGATATTGGGTCAAAAAATAGGCGAGGTTACAATGAGTGAAAACCAAACATTTGTTGAAATAACTCAAAACGGAGTTGAATTTAAAATAAATGGAGCTACAGAGGCTTTAATAAATGCTACAGAGGCGAGATTTTCATCACAACTATATTCAACTGCATTTATTTTATTTTCTATAACTAACAGCGTTGCGGTTGATGCTTCAACTTCAAACGTATTTACACATCTAACTACTGAAAATTTTACTTTAGAAAATCCAACTAATTTAAGAGCCGGCGCAATATACACTTTTATTTTCACTCAAGAAGGAACGACGCCAAGAACTATAACTTATGGTAGTGCATACCCTAGCGGAGCACCGGCATTAACAGCTACAATTGATAAGGTAGACGTCATTAAATTTATATGCACAGATGGCGTAAATCTTTATTTAGATTCAGCACCACAATTAAATCAATCGTAAACGGTTAAATATGTCCCAAATCATTGAACAATACAAACTTTCAAAATAATAATTATAACTTAAAGGAAAAAACATGGCATCAGCATCAGTCGACACAGGAACAGGAATCACAGTAGTATTCGGGACAAGCTCATTTACAGCAGAATTAACCGAAGTGACTCCATTCTCAGCAGAACGCGAGGCCATTGATACAACTTATCTAGGAACTACAGCAACACCGGGCGGCGATTTTGGCGCAATGACTTCAATTCCGGCAGACCTAACAAAAGCCGGTCAATTATCTATTAAAGGCCATTTTAACCCTGATACATTGCCTCCTATTGAAGCAGCAGCAGAAACAATCACAATCACTTTTGCCAGTGGTGCAACTTTAATTTTTACCGGTTTCATGGTTAGTTACACACCGGGCGGATTCACATTTAATCAAAAAATGGAATTCGACGCCGTTATCGAAATCAGTGGAGCAGCATCACCAACAGCAGCAGCATAATTTTGGAGTATATAGTTTTAGAATCTAGGCGCCGTTTAGGTAATAAAGGCGACATAATTAAATTAAACGACGATCAAGCCGCATTGTATAAAACTGCGAACTTGATCGGCGATGTCGAAAAGAAAACAAAAACAAAAGACAATGAAATAAAATAATTAACAATTTTTCAGAGGGGACGCAGTGGGGCTATTGCTAACAAAAGAAGATATATTATCAAAAGATGATATTAAGACAAAAATCATAAGGGTTCCCGGTTGGGGCGGTAAAGTTAAAGTACGAGGACTAAACGCATCAGAACGGGACGAGTTAGAAATGAAAACAATTTCTAATAAAATGACAAATCAAAGTGCTTGGATTGCTAGTAAATGTGTTATTGATAACGAAAGCGTTCAGGTTTTTTCCATAGCTGATATTGTCGGACTTGGCAAAAAAAGCGCTCCATGTTTGCAACTTGTGGCATCGGCAGCATTGTCATTGTCAGGGTTCTCAAAAGAGGCACTCGACGAATTGGAAAAGCCCTAGAGCAAAACCCCGAACGTCAGTTTTGGCATAAACTATCCCTAGCGTTAGGAATGTCAGTAAAGGAGGCGATGCTCACAATTTCAGACGACGAACTCCATTGGTGGATGGCTTATGATAGAAAGCAACCAATAGGGCGCGAACGTCAAGATTATTTGAATGCAATGCAATGTTACATGTTGGCTATAACAAACTCAAAGAAGGGTTCAAACATTAAGCTTGAGGACTTTATGCCCGATTGGGACGGCTCCAAAAATAAACCTAGAACATCGGACGAAATCGAGAAAGGTTTGACGGGTTTTATTAAAGCGCATAATAAAAGCATCAAAGTTCAAAAGGTCAGATCGCATTAATGGCAATCATATCAAGTTTAAATTTAGTTTTCAAAGCCAAGACGAAAGGCGCTAATAGGAATATAAATAGACTTAATAGTTCAATCGGCAAAATGGCCGGAACCGTGAAATTATTCGCTGCCGGTTTAGCCGGTGGATTAACATTCAGATTCTTTAAATCGATTGCAGATTCAGTCGATAAAAATACAAAATTTGCGGATTCATTAGGTTTCGCATTTGAGTCGTTTCAACATTGGCAACAACTCGCAACAGAGGCAGGAATTTCAAACGATCAGTTTAACACAGTTTTGAGAAGAATGACAAATAATGTAGGTGAAGCGGCTTTAGGTTTAGGAATGGCCGGCGATGCTTTCGAGTTTATGAATATCGAGATCAAAGAATTAATGAAACTTAAACCCGATCAGCAATTATTGGCAATCGGTGCAGCATTGCAGAAAGTTGAAAATCAATCAATTAAAGTTGCATTCGCAAGAGATATCTTTGGGCGAGCCGGTTCAGACTTTTTAAAGATATTTGAGCAAGGCACAGACGCAATTTTAGAAAACATAAAATTATTCGACGAAATGGGTTTGGCGATTTCAAGAGTTGACGCCGCAAGAATTGAACAGGCAAACGATTCACTCGCTAGAACTTCAACTATTTTAGGAGTGGTTGCAAAACTTATAACGGGCGAACTTTCAGACGGTTTCACGTCATTGAATGGAATGCTTTTAGATTTTGTTAGAAAAGAGGATGGTATTCAAAGGATTAGAAATTCACTTGTTGGAATAGCCGCCGCATTGTCGCCGGTCATTTTCTTAGTTAGAATAGTATCAAATCTTGTGACTTTAATTGTTAGAAGTTTCTTATTGGGAGTGACTTTATTAGGAACATTGCTCGCTGATATGGTATTCGAATTCACACAATTTGCTCAGGCTTTGGGGTTTTGGCAGGACAGGAGCTTGAAATTTTTCGAAAACATAAAAGATTCAGGAATGAATGCAATAAAAGAATTAGCTTTTAGTATCAAGGGCGATATGGACGACATCGGAAATGAATTGTCGGGTAAAGGTTTCGGATCAAAATTTCAAGACAGTTTAAAAGGTATTTCTCAAAATGCTAAAGATGCAGCTGATCGAATAAATTCCTCATTCAACGGAACAGATTTGCCTGAATTCATGAAAAGCGCAATGGATAGCAAAATAACATTTGCACAAAAATTCGATTCATCACAAGTCGATGTCAAAGCATTAGCAACAAGCGGATTGCAAACTGAATCACAAAAGCAATTATTCGAAATAACGAAAGGTAATGTTTGGCTCGAAAGAATTGCCAATATTTTAGGGCAAAATAAAGACGAAGGGCTCATATTGGGCGGAGGAATTTAATTGGCAGTTACAGTCGTAGAAGATACCATAGACGGTGCAAGTTTAACAATCACCGCCGGATCGCTTTCAATAACGAGACGATTTGTTGTTGCCGGCATTACACCTGATACAGCAGCTAATCAATATGAAGTTATATTAAATGCTGAACTCGATATCGTGACACCGGCAATCGGTGAAGAATATCCGACGGACGGAGTTTCGCCAATAGATCCGGTTTTGAGCATATCTTGCGTTTCGAAAACAGTCACACCACACGCAACATCGAAAGGGATTTGGTTTGTCGTTTGTAGGTATGAAGCAAGGGACGCGACAACATTGCCGGCCATACAGCAAAACACATCTCCATCACTTGCATTAGGGCAAGCATACGCAAAGAAAACAATGTCTAGCTCATTGACTACAGTTCAAACAAATAGATTATTCGGAGCTCAAACAAATGACGCGGCAACAACTTTTGCCGGAACGACTGAAACAATTAGTTTATTCAAGCAAAATGAAGCGACAAAATCAGACAACAAACCGCCTCAAAGTGCACTTGTTGACGTTCAGCAGCCGACAGTAGTTTTAAGGTTTCAAAGGCATGAGATCGTTGACACAACATCGGGAACAGCAAATCATGTTCATGTCGGGAAAACTAATAGTGCAACTTTTGCCGGTTATGCAGACGGAAAACTTTTATTGACAAATGTATCGTATGAGCCCGTCGCAATCAGGGCAACAGACGACGAATACACTTATATCGCAACTTATGAATTTCAGGTTCGAACATTGGCCGGAAATTGGAGAACAGAGCTTGCATACACTGACGAGAATAGATTGCCGTTTGCCGGCGCAACATTCGCAACACCTGACAATAAAACATTAATAAAATATCTCACTTATGAGGAACACGATTTCACCGCTTGGAATCTTGAGGCATAAATGGCTGAAAAGCAGATCGGCGACAATTCTAATAATATACCCGGAGAGCTTCAAAGGTATAGACCTAGAGAACCATTAACAGCTAAAAGATTAAATCAGGCAGTTGACGCAATAAATAAATCAAATCGTGGGTTCGGTGGATCGCTTAATCAAACAGATCCAAAAGGTTCGCCTCAATTATATATTGCAACAGAGGATATCGGGCCTTGGTATGATTCAGCAAGTAGCGACAATGGGGTTGTAATAGTCAGACCTATAAGAATGATCCAGTATCAAGAGGACGCGATTAACGACGATGTTGAGGGCGATGTGATAACTTTGCCGAAATTCTGGAATCAATCAATTTTCATTGGTGACATTGGGATCGGCGTAAATATGGGCAATGGAGTCACAGGATTTTATGCCTTAACTACTCAAAGCCAAGTCGAATTCGTTGAATGGGTCACGATTGATACAGAGGAAAAATTATCATGCTTAACTATCGAAGGGAACTTGGTTTATGTTGAACCGGCGACAGGAGTAAATGAAGATTCTTGGGATGGTCAAACTATTGACGGTATCGAATACACAAAGATTGACGAAACAAGCAGAACAGCAGATCCCGGAGGTGGTGGCGCAACATGGACAGAAAATTTATTTCCTTTCTATGGCACAGACGAGAAAATTTGCGTTGTGAAAAATGATTACAATATTTTAGACGTTGATAACGATATCCCATTTAGGGAATCGGGAACGAATAAGATTTGGGTTAAAGATTGTTCATAAATGGATGTTGGTTTTAATGGTGGAGGAATAGCATTCAACAACGGTGCCATAGGCAATTGTGATTGTTGCGGTTGCCCTTATCCAATGGTTGACGTTACTTTAACTTGGACAGATTCAGACACCACAAAAACATATTTAGACAATGAATTCACGAACGGCGAAACAATTGCTATTTGTCCATCAAATTATACTTGTTTAGTAGATACTAATTATCTCACCTATGCAACACAAAAACTAGAGGAATGGGAATGGGTAGGATTAGGGACACATGGTGACCGCTCTACAGTCCTTAAAAGTGGGCCTATAGGTAGCCCATATACGTTCACCACTACAGCACAAAAAGGCACTGGAAATACACAATTGAGTTTGAGAGCAAACCGAGTTAATATAACTGATACCGCCATGAGTGCAGAGGACAGGAATCAGCAATCAATTAGGATGGGAATTGGGCCAGTAACAGCAAACACAGATGAGGCTGAGGCTTATTATTTAAGATTCCTTGCTGATTATTCTAGCACAAGCGATTTTGGAGCTGTATATTATTATAAACATCAAGGCACTACACCTTCAAGACCACAGACCAGAGCAGTTATTGGAATATCTGATGGTTTCAATAAATCATACACAACAGCAAAAGGAATCACTGTAACTTGGGCAAAAAATACAGAGGCTGCAAATCCAACTTGGGGAGATTGTTTTTAAATGAAAAAAATTATTGCAATAGTAGGTGTGCCGAGGAGCGGTACAAGCGCGACGAGTAATGTCAATCTTGAAATACTTGGAAAGGAAAATTTAATCGGTTCATCATTTATGGGTCGCGACGAAGAAAACCCTAAAATGTGGCAAGGGCCTAGAAGGGAATTAACACCTATCCAAAAATTAGAGCAGCAGAAAAGGGAATCGAAGAAAAGACATGTTTTTTCATTGCCTGATAAGAACAAACGTATCAAGGAAATGAAAGAAATGAACGAAAAGGGTTTTTTTGAATGTCCTTTTACGGTCAAGGGTTTATTTTGGTCGCCTGAAACCGATGAATTATTTAAAAAGATTAACGAATTAGATCGTCCATTTATGAAGTTAGTTTGCTCAGGAATTGCAAATACAAACCCCGAATTTATAGAACGAATTATTTATGTTTTACGATGTCCCCGTGAAGTTGCCAAGAGCCAAGAGAAATTGAAAGGTCGCGAACTTCCAAAGGGCGAAGTTATTCACTCACCAGACTTTTATATTAAAACCACGACAGCATTTTGCAGATGGTATATCAATTTCGGAAAAGACATTCCTTTATTGATGGTCAATCATCGTGATTTATTAGAGGATCCAGAAACGCAAACAAAAAGGATTGCAGACTTTCACGGATTGCCACACAACAACGCGCATGAAATAATTGAAAAGAAATTATATCGCTCTAAGATTCAGGATATCAAAAACGATCAATGGGTCGATGCTGACAGAATTTTTGAATTAATGAAGAAATCAGATTTTCAAGGCGTTGTTGATTATATGCGCGATCCTGATTTAATGACGCACAAGGTAAACAAAAGCTTTAGATGCCATAGATTAGGGCGCGACGTTAATTTGGCAGAATGTCGCAATTGCAAGTCGAATGATACCGTTGTCAGCAACTTTATAATAACAGCGACTAAGAGAAATATAGACTGGAAAAACGAACCTTGTGCCTTAGATTGTGGCGCAATAGACAGGGATTCAGCTATAAGTGTCGAGAAATCAATAGCGAACCACACATGGCTATATCATAAAGGAAAAATAGGGACAATTGTGAAAGGTTTTATTGAAAAAACTAAGCTTGATAAAATCGTCGGAAAGTGCAAAGGATGCAATAATCGCGAGAATGATTTGGATTTTTTGTGGAAGGTAGAAAAAAATCTATGAACATTGAAATCATCAAAGATGCTATTATAATATTATTAACTCTTGAGTTAATAAAATGATTAAAATTGCAGCAGTAGACGATAACATCGATCACCTCTTTGTCGTCGAAATGCAGATCCGATCATACAATTCGACGGCGACAGGCGAAAAAATGGAGCTTGATGTATATCAAAAGCCGGTTGACTTTATCAAAGAAATGAAGCTTTCGACGGTTTGCCAATATGATATCGTTTTAATAGACATGAAAATGCCGTTGATGAATGGGTTCGATGTGCATACAGAACTTAGCCATATATGCCCAAACTTACGCTGTTTTATGGTTACAGACGATATTTTTAACCCAAAAACTTTCGAGGAGTACGATTCAATAGTTTCAAAGAATAAATTTTCAATCAGGGATATTATAAAAAGAGCATTCGATTTAACACGTTCGATGAATCATTTGGAAATAAACATTTATCAAAAGGATTTGCCCGATAGAATGCTTGCATGAGCAGCGAAGAAGATGAAACCAAAATATCAAACAACGAAAAATGGCAAATATCAGAATTAATTGATACTTGGTGGCAAAAAACGTCGCTAAGAAAATCCCATTTAGAAACGATAGAGAAAAGCTACAGGGACGACATACGACTCATTTTAAACGAATGGACGGACTCAAGCGACAAAAAGCACGTTGAAAAAGAGGACGAGCTAGAAAAGACGATTAACAGGCTCGATGCAACTTATGAAAACAGATTCGACGCTATGGAAAAAGAATTGATTCCGATTAAAAGTTTTGTTAATTTTCAAAGGTGGCTTTCTAGGACAATCATTGCCGGGGTTATAGTTGGCGGAATTGCTTATTTATTTAAAAGGTTTGGATGAAATATTTATTTATAGTTTTATTGTTATGTAGTTGTTCGAGTAATATTGAAAAAACTAAAACAAAAAAAGAAGTTGGCACAATTAATCAGGAGGCAATTTTTGGCGGAAAGTTTGACTTGGATCAACCTAGCATGAATTTACGAGCAAGCGGAAACGCGACTATTTTAATTGGTGATTCGGCGGTCAGTACAAAACTCAGAACAGAAACAAAAAAAGTCATTAAAGTTTCGAGTGCTTGGGATATGACATTGGCTGAAACTTATTCGAAATATTCAACAATGACATTTATATTCTTAGGTTTGGGTTTATTATTAATAGTTTATGCGATTAAAAGATTCGAAAAAACAAGCGGAGGACGTATATTTTCAAGTATTAATGGTATAATTTCAAACAAGTTACAGCATTCAAGCGCAAATTCAGAGGAGTTTCGATTCTTGCAAGCTATGAAAACTGAAATTGAAAGCAAGAAAGAAAACTATTTTAAGCGTGGATAAAAAATGGCCTAGTTTTATTTTCACATTAAAAACTAGACCATCATTTTTCAATCACTTGTGCGCATTCGGGTGATCAAATCCGTCCCATCAAAATCAATCGAGAAAGCTAGGCACACTTCTAACCGAAATTCTTTATAGTGGTTCGTGCTCTTTTCCGTCACTCTCGCATTTATTAGCATCAACAAACGTATTTAAACGATAATGTATTGGCTGCATGACTGATTGAACATGTTCGCATTGAGCACAAACGCAAGCCGTAGCACTGAATTGAAATAATTCTTGAGCATGACATTTATTGCATTTCTTAGATTTCTTTAATTTCTTTGTGATTATGTTGTGATAACCGTGTAGTTTTAGATTCATTTTTATTCCTTAAATTGTTTTTTCTTCGCGACGACGAGAAGTTCGACGGGCGATAATTTGTTTATTTGGTGCCATAACATAATGGCTCGCGATTCCTATAAATAAAATCATGTTTACAGTCTTATTCAAAGACAGTTTATTTAAATTGATTAATAACATCTTTTAATGCTGCTAAAGTATAACCTTTTAGAATGTAATTTTGTGCACCGGCATGAATAGCGTTCACTAAATCCGAGTCACTACCTCTTGCAGAACAAATCAATATCGGAGTTTGGTTTCCGGATTCCCTTAATTTTTCAATCGTTTCAATACCTCCCATTATGGGCATTTTTAAATCAATTACAATTAAATCAAAGGTTTCATGCTTCACGATATCAAGGCATTCAATACCGTTATTAGCTTCGAGATAATAATGTCCTAGTCTAATCAAAGCTTTCCCTAAAAAATTGCGTTGAATCTTTTCATCTTCTACAATTAATATTTTCACGGTTTCATCCTAGAAGATAATTTGATACCATCAACGCCAATTTTTGACGCCTTACAACTCCGCCGCTTTACCTTCGCACAATCCTCGATCTTATTATATCGAACGCCTATAAGGTCATTAATTCGAGCCCCCAATGTCCATTCGTGGGGGAGTAATACATTTTTAGGCATGGTTTATCCTTTGAAATTTGAGATACGCTTTTTCATTGCGTTTCGTTTAATTGTTAATAACTTTTCTTCTTGAACTTGCCTTGTTTTAAATTTATGATGCAATAACAAAATGAAATCATTAACTATAGCGATTGACTCCATTGCGTCCAATATTGCCGGCTGAATAACCATCATTTCTTCGTGCGAAATATGGCCGTTTCTTGCTATGCCGGTGAAACATTCTTTTTCTAAAGTTTTGACACAATCATAAACACGGTCAATTTTGAAACTCATTTGCTTTGGTGATAATTCCTTAGGGTCATGCGAGCTATTATTCATAATTCCTTCGATTTCACCGAGGGGAGTTTTATCAACAAATTCATCAATTTCAATTCCATAAGTAGATTGTAAATATGCTTGAAGTTGAGGCTTAAAGTTTTTGAATTTTTCCTGAATATCAGGCCCAATACTTTCGTTGATTTTCTTTGCGTGTTCCGGCTCTTTGGATGATAGACAAGACTCTAGGGCTTTGTTTATTTCCTCTGCATTTATTGGTTTATGAATTACTTTTCGAACTAGACCGGCCGGAAAGTTTTTAGCGTATAGATCAGTATCACCGGTAACAAGAAAACGACAAGCACGAAAACCTCTATCTCTAAATATTTGCAAAGCACCTGAACCGTCAAGTTTTGCCATGTGCTGATCCATGAAAACGAGATCTATATCTTGATTCATTAAATCTAAAGAATCCTCACCGCTATTACTAAAGATGATCTCATGCCCTTTTAAAAGTTTAGATAAAAATATACGATTAATTTTTTCGTCATCAACGATTAATATCCTCACTTCTTAGCCTCCCCTATTTTCTTAACAGCTAGATTATAGAAATCCATAATTGATTTTTTCGATTCTTTGTCAAAATTAGATTCAGAAAGTGTTTTGGTTAATGCGTCAATATCCTCTTGAGTTTCAACGATTGAAAACTTTGCGCCCCATTCGGCTAATTCTTTTTCATCGATTGATTTGCCTTTCGGTTTAGCTGCAACGAGTGGCTTTATTATGAATGTTCGACGTTTGCTTTGACTTACAGGCAGAACAATCACGACATTTTTTTCGATATCGCTAACATGAGAAATTTCAATAAAACTATAAATAAATATTTCATCCAAACCTTTTAAATAAATAAGCAATTCCGCCAACTATAACCCCGGCAATGATTGTCCTAGAAAGCCACCTT